GAGGAGGTGAAATGGGTCTTAGTGATCGACTAGCTCACGCATGGAATGCGTTTTCAAAATCCCCGGACAAGAAGAACTTCACGCCGGAGTACGGGTCATGGACATTCGGTAATCCAAACCTGAATTACCGACCTGTCGTCGGCGACCAGACAATCGTCACGAGCATCTATAACCAGATTGCTATCGATGTATCGAATGTTCCTATTCGACACGTCAAGACTGACGATAATGGCAACCTCAAGAGCTACTACCGTAGTTATCTTGACGACTGTCTGTCTCTGAGCGCCAACATTGACCAGACCGGTCAGGGTTTCTTCCAGGATTTGGTACTCACGCTCTTCGAAGAGGGCGCTGTAGCGATTGTTCCTGTAGACACTGATGTCAGTCCAGACTTGACTCAGGGCTATGACATCAAGTCTATGCGAGTCGGTACAATCCTGAACTGGTATCCTCGCCACGTTCGAGTTGAGGTCTACAACGACCAGACTGGCCAGCGAGAACAGCTTACTCTAGAGAAGGAGTTTGTCGCTGTTGTACAGAACCCTCTGTACAGTGTGATGAATGCTCCGAACTCAACGCTGCAGCGACTGACGCAGAAGCTCCATCTGTTGGATGCTATCGACAAGCAGTCTGGATCCGGTAAGCTGGACATCATCATTCAGCTTCCGTACGTCGTCAAGACTGAGCTGAAGAAGCAGCAGGCCGAGGCACGACGAAAGGCAATTGAGGAACAGCTCGCAGGGTCTCAGTACGGTATCGCCTACACCGATGGCGCAGAGCGAATCACTCAGCTGAACCGACCTTCCGAGAACAACCTCATGAGCCAGATTCAGTGGCTCACCACCCAGCTGTACAACCAGCTCGGGATGACTGAGGATGTCTTCACCGGTAAGGCTGACGCTCGTCAGATGCTGAACTACCAGAACCGAACGGTTCGTCCAGTTCTGAAGGCGATCACGGATGCCATCACCAGGACTTTCCTCACCAAGACTGCCCGAACGCAGCGACAGCGGATCATGGCGATCGAGGATCCGTTCCTCAACGTTCCGCTGGAGGAGATGTCCAAGCTGGTCGACTCCGTCAAGCGCAATGAGATTGGTACCGCCAATGAGCTTCGCCCGAAGTTCGGCTGGGCCCAGTCCGAAGACGAGACGGCAAACCAGTTGGTGAACTCCAACATCAATCCGATGGGCGAGGAACAGCCGCCTGGCGAAGAGCCGGTCGACGAAGTCCCTGCATCGGAGGTACCAATTTCCGAACTGATGGAGAGTAGTCAAAATGGCAGTTAAGTGCGATTTCTCTGGCTACGCCACGAAGAACGATGTTCGGTGCTCGGATAACAAGGTCATCCGACACGGGGCATTCGCGGCGTACGATGGGAAGACTGTACCTCTGGTCTGGCAGCACAAGCACGGCGACGTCGAGAACGTCCTCGGGCATGCCGACCTTGAGGTTCGTGAGGATGGCGTCTACGCCTACGCCCACCTCAACAACACCGATCGTGGCCGGACCGCTCGAGAGATGGTCAAGAACGGCGACATCAAGGCGATGAGCATCTATGCTACTCATGTTCGGGCTCGAGGCAACGACGTTGTCCACGGCGAGCTCGTCGAGGTGAGCCTGGTGCTTCGAGGCGCTAACCCTGGTGCCCTCATCGACCAGGTCTCCATCGAGCATGGTGACGACGGCGATGAGATCGAGGCTGTCATCTACACCGATGCACAGCTGGACTTCGTCTCTCACGGTGATGACGTCGAGGACGAGGATGAGGACTTCGAGGCGGAGGAGACGGACGACGTCGAGCACGCTGAGGAGGAGCCGGAGGCCGATGAGGCTGAGGGCGACGAGGACGACCCCACGCTCGGGGAGATCTTCGAGGGAATGACCGAGGAGCAGAAGACGGCGGTCTACGCCATCGTCGGGCAGCTCGTCGATTCCGTAGATGAAGAGGCGGAGGAGTCTGAGACCGAAGAGGCCGAGGACACCGCCCATTCCGACACAACTGAGGATACTATGGCTCACAAGAACGTGTTTGAGGGCTCCGCTACCACCGAGGAGCTCCCCGTCCTGACTCACGCCCAGGTCGAGACCATCTTCGAGGATGCTCGCTCCAGCGGCTCCCTGAAGCAGGCCATCCTGGCCCACGCCGACGCTTACGGCATCAAGCAGATCGAGACCCTCTTCCCGGAGGCCAAGGATCTGTGGAACCAGCCGGAGTTCATCAAGCGTAAGACCGATTGGGTTAACTCCGTCGTCGGCGCTGCTAAGCACTCGCCCTTCTCCCGCATTCGCACCCGCTTCGCCGACATCACGGCTGACGAGGCCCGTGCCCGTGGTTACATTAAGGGCAATAAGAAGGAAGATGAGGTCTTCACGTTGCTGCAGCGTGTTACCTCGCCGACCACCATCTATAAGAAGCAGAGGTTGGATAGGGATGACATTCTGGACATCACTGACTTTGATGTCGTCTCTTACATCCGCGGCGAGATGAAGATCATGCTTGAGGAGGAGCTCGGTCGGGCCGTCCTCATCGGCGATGGTCGCCAGGCCTCCTCCAAGGATAAGATCAAGGAGGACTGCATCCGCCCGATCTACAAGGAGGACAGCCTCTACGCTCCTCGCGTCGTCCTGGCCAAGGAGACCACCACCGAGGACGTCCTGGACTCCATCGTCCGCGCTATGGACGATTACGACGGCGCGGGCAACCCCACCTGGTTCGCCGAGCCCCACATGGTCACCGAGATCCTGCTGCTCAAGGATAAGATGGGTCACCGTCTGTTCCGCAGCGTCTCCGAGCTTGCCGACTACGTCGGTGTCTCGAAGATCGTCAAGGTCCCGCTGATGAAGGGCCTGCAGCGCACCTCTAACAAGAATGGTGTCGTTGACGCCCTCGGTATCATCGTCAACATGTCCGATTACACCATTGGTGCGGACAAGGGTGGTCAGCTCTTCGCGGCTGAGGACTTCGACATTAGCTTCAACCAGTACCACTACCTGCTGGAGACCCGCCTCTCCGGTGCGCTGACTCACCCGAAGTCGGCCATCATCGTTGAGCGGAAGACCGAGACTGGTAACGTCGTCGCGGAGCCGTGATAGATGGCCAAATTCTTCGGCGAGATAGGATTTGTAACTCAGGTCCAGACCGAGCCGGGAATTTGGGAAGACAAACCAATCGAGAAGCAGTACTATGGCGATGTGTTTCGTGAAGCACGCCGCTTTGGTGCCAGCGATGAGGTTCTGGGGAGTATCAACCTCAGCAACCAGATCAGCATTATCGCTGACGGGTTCTTAACGGATAACATCCAGAACCTCAA